AATAACAATAATAGCAGGAGACTTATCTGTCCCTGATTTTATTGAATCTGTTACAGCCTTAGCCCAAACATCTTTATTTAATGTAAAAGATTTACCAACTTCTTTAAAGTCAACAATAAAATTTCTCCAAGTTGCATCCCCTTTTTTATTATTGCGACCAGAGTTTTTATGCTGCTTTGCCCCAATCCTTTTTGATTCGCTTCTTTCACTCATCTATAAAATCCTTTTTCTTTTTTTTAAGTGGTATTAATCCAACCTTTGATATATGTTTTTTAGAACACATCCAAGTTGCATCTCCAGTTTCTCTCCAATATCTTAAAGATAAAACTTCTTCTTGACAAGTTTTGCATGGAAATTTTCCTGGGTAAACAGTAAATTCTTTAGACATTACTCAACTTATCTTTTAGTTGTTGTTGTAAATCTAAATCTTCTTTAATTCTATTAACTATTCCGTCTCTACCTTGAACCTTTGTGCCATCATCAAGTTGATACCATGCACCAGTTCTACTTAATAAACCAACAGACTCTGCTGTATCTACAAGATCACCAATAGCATCAATGCCAATGTTGTCTCCACGGAAATAAAAATCATATTCTCCTGATTGGAAGCCTGGAGATGTTTTAGAAAATTGTAGTTCCCAGCGAATCTTTCTTCCTATCTTTTCTTCAATTAACTTATCTCCAATTTTTATTTTACCCTTAATTGCTTGGTTATCAGATTCTGATGAAAATAATTTAACAATACAAGATGAATAAAACTTGGTAGCCTGCCCACCAGACGGTTGCTGGCTAGTATACATAGCGCTAATATTATTTCTTGATTGTGAAATAAGAACAAGTAAAGTAGGCTTTACTTTATTATTGGCATAGTTAAGCATCTTCCAAGCATTACTAAAGTCTCTAGACTCTGCACCAATTTGTTTAGTATTTTCAAGAGCCTTCATCTCATCTGTATCTTTTTCAAAATAAATTGCTGGTAGCATAGAAGTGATAGAGTCAACAACAATTAAATCAACTCCAGCATTCATTAAGCCAACGCCTACGTCTACCATATCACTAATAGTACGTGCCTGTGAATAGATAAGTTTTGTTGGATCTACCCCAAGTTGTCTAGCCCAATCTTCAGAGTATGACATTTCTGAATCAATCCAAGCACAAACCTTGCCTTCTTTTTGTGCTAGAGCAATCATTTGTAAACACATTGATGACTTAGCAGAAGATTTACTTCCCCAGATAAGTACCTGTCTTCCATATGGAAGTCCTCCACCTAGTGCACGGTTTAATCCATAACTTGGTGTTGGCTGGTATTCAAAAGTAATACCTTCTCCAGTACCTAAACGCTTGCGTATTCTTGGGTCTAATTGTGACAATACATCTTCTATACTAACTGACATTTACATCCTCCATTATAACTGTTCCGTCTTTAGTTTTACCAAAACTAAACTTATATGCCTTACCTTCTTCTATATGCATGTATGCTTTTGGAAATGCCGTTGGAAATACTGTAACAGAATGCAAGTCTCTTGCGGTATCTGCTAATGTAAGTGAAGCCATTTTTTTACCAGCCTTTGTAATTCTTGGCTTGAATGAAACAACAAACATTTCGTCTTCTGTATAAGGCAATTGCTTATAACTTAAAAATTTAACTAAAGCATTTGAAGATGCTTTTATTTCGTCAACAGGAACTGCAGAGACAATCCTATTGTCATTAGCAAGAACCAAGTAAGTACGACCTGTCTCAATAGTCGTTCCTTCTTCATCAAATATACCAACAGACCCAGTTTTGTCCAGAATTTCAACTCGTGACCAACCCTTTCCTCGTTTAATTGCTTTAACCATACCCAAAAGAATAAAAGATCCCTTCTCTTCAAATGAATCTATGTCTTGAATAAATGCATAGTAATGAGATGGAATTGTTATATTAAACTCTGGAAGATTTAAGTATTCATAAATATTTTCTTTAATTTCAGAATCATTTCTAGGATTATCTGAAAAGGTAGCAGCACCTATAACTCTTAAGGCTTGCAATGCACGACTATTAACTCCATTACCTTTTGTAAAGGTAAACTCTTCAAGTTCTTTATAAGAGTTAAATGGTCTTGCTGCAATGTATTTTGCTGCAATATTATTTGAAATATACTTAATGCCAGTTAAGCCGAAACGAATTCCTTTACCTTCAATTTTAAAATCAAAGTCTGAATCGTTAATGTGTGGCAGTTTAACTGAAATGCCCATACGCTTTGCTTCAATTAGATATTCTGTACGACCATCTTTATCTTTCTCATTCTTAAGAAGAGCAAACATAAACTCAAGAGGGTAGTAGTACTTTAACCACGCCGTCCAATACGAGAGCGTAGAGTAAGCAACCGCATGACTCTTGTTGAACGAATATCCCGCATGCGCTTCAAAGTCATGCCATAAATCACGAGCCTGATTGGGAGCAATATAGGCAGAAGCGCCAGTAATAAAACGCTCTTTATAAATATCGAACTCTTTCGCATCCTTTTTCTTTCCAATGATTTTACGAACCTTGTCAGCATCAGACATTGACATTCCACCTAGGTGAACGCAAGCCTGCATAACCTGTTCTTGGTATAGGATACACCCATATGTATCGTCGGTAAACTCTTTCATAATCTGATGAATATATGACACATTTTGTTTACCGTGTTTACGAGCAATGTAGTCTTTACCAATAGTATTCATGGCTCCTGGACGTACTAGAGCGTTAGAGGCTGCAAGTTCGTTAAAATTCTTTACGCCCATCTTAACTAAAAGGTTTGTGTATGGTGTTGCTTCACATTGGAATACACCCTTTGTGTACCCGTCAGAAAGCATCTCATAAACTTTTGGATCTGCCATATCAAGAGATAGTAAATCAATTTCTTGATAGTGATTTTCTTTAATCATTGCAACTGCATCTTGAATTACGCTAAGAGTTTTTAGCCCAAGCGCATCAATCTTAATAAGACCAATTTTTTCAGCCTCTTCCATATCAACTCCAACAACTGGAATTCTTTCATCTGAGCCAGGAGAAGAACGAGTTTCTAATGGAGCGTATCTAAAGATTGGATTTTTACTAGTAACAACACCAGCAGCATGAATACCAGTTCCTCTGATACGACCACGAAGTTGTTCTCCGTAGATTTCTACTTCTGGATATTTCTCACGAAACTCCAGTGTTGTTTTTGAAGTGCAATACTCATCCCATGTATCAACTAATTTTAAAACCTTATTAACATCTGTAAGAGGAATGTCTAATACTCGTGCAACGTCTCTTACTACACCCTTATCTTTAAACTGTAAAAATGTAGCAATAGATGCAACGTGTCTATATTGTCTAACTAAATAATCTTTTACTTCATCACGACGTGTATCTTGAATATCTGTGTCAATATCTGGAAAGTCATTACGTTCTGGGTTAATAAATCGGAAGAACAAAAGACCGTGCTCTATTGGATCAATTGTTGTGATTCCAAGTAAATAACAAACCAAAGAACCAGCAGAAGATCCACGTCCTGGACCAACCAAAATATTTTCTTTCTTTGCCCAATTAATCATATTGCTTACTACAAGAAAATATGGAGCAAACTTTTTATCTCTAATAATAGACAATTCCTCATCAAGCCTTTGTTCATAAATATCATTGCCAAGCCAATTATCTGTAAGTCGTTTTTCTTCAAGACCTGCAAGCGCTAGGTTTGCCAATTCCTGATCTGGATCTTTGTACTGAACTGGAAGAAGATTTAGCCCATCTTGTATGTTGTAGTCTTCTACTGTATCTGCTAATAATAGTGTGTTTGAGTATATGTCTTCTCTATCAATACCCTGCTTTTTCATAGCAGCCTTGATTTCATCATAAGATAATAAGTGGATATCAAATTTATTAAAAGTGATGTCTCTATCTTTGCCATAAAGATAATCAAGTCTATCCATCATAGAAGAGTACTTTGTGGATTTTGAATAAGTTATATCTTTTTGAACCTTGGCATGCGTGTTTAATAAAAGTTTAAACTCTTGAACTTCTTTTTGTGAGGGATCAACATGATGACAATCTGGTGTAACAACTACCTTTATTTCAAACTCGTCTGCAAGTTCAATCAAATATTTATTTATTTCAGGGGCATTGTGTGGCATAACTTCAACATAGTAATCGCTACCAAAGTTGTCCTTAAACCATTGAAGGTGCTTCTTTGCAAGTGCAAACTCTTGTTCCTCTAATGCCTTAACAAGAACGCTACTTGGACAGGCAGATGTAACAATAATGCCTTCTTTATATTTTTGTAGTATTGCAAAGTCAAACCTTGGTTTTTTAAAGAATCCATCAGTCCATGCAATTTCACTAATTTTGTTAAGATTTTCTAAACCCTTTTGGTTCTTGGCTAGAAGGATAATGTGGTTATAGACAAGATCTTGTTGACCTTCTCTTTCAGACTTATCTCTTTTATCAGATATGTCTGCACACATGTATCCTTCTAGACCAAGGATAGGCTTTACATTATTTGCTTTTGCAATACGGTGCAGTTCCCTATGCCCAGATAAAGTACCGTGGTCAGTGATTGCTATTGCTGGCATCCCTAACTCAACTGCACGGTGCACATATTCTTCTGGAGTAGCAACACCATCAAATAATGAATAGTGTGTATGTAAATGTAAGCCTACGTAATTCATCTTACCAGTCTGTGTTGGTAGCAGATGAAGATGTTGGACCGTCAAAGCCTAAATAAAATGCCTCTTGTTCAGCATAAGGAATTTTCTTTAGTGCTAACTCAAGTGGATAAGGCTTAATTGCTGCCCAGTCAAATGGTTCTGTGTCTGGTGCGCCTGGAATGGTTGTGTAACTTGTTTCAGTACCCTGACCATTACGCTTTACTTTCCAGATTACGTTTGATATGCTACCTGTTTCAAGTGCATACTCACGAATTGTGTTAAATGCTGATTGCTTGCTTACACCCATTGACCAAATAGCCACATAAGGTGCCTCAATGCCATCGTCAACTAGAACATTGCAATAGAAACGAAGACGTGCTCTCCAGCCAGCCTTTGGATCCTTGCGGTGCATCTCTTCTGCCCAGTCACGACCTTCTGTTTCCATTGTGTCTACAGCCTTGCGCTTGTAGTCCTTTGGATTTGTGTGTTCTTTTACAACTAGAGCAAGACCACGATCTGCATTATAGTTTGCAGAGTCTTCATCTAGTTCCTCAATGAAACGGATTTTTACTGATTGACCATCGGCAAGTTTTAACCATCTTACCTTTGGAGAGTTTTCATCATACTTTGGCTTGTCGAGCAGGGCATTAATATTTTTGAGTCCCTTTACTACGCTCATATTTTTCTCCTTCTGTTTGTTATTTTAGTTTAGCATAGATGATATAGATTTGTCAAACTGAAACTCAATGCTTTTAATTGCATCATCATCCATATCCCCTATGTCTTTATATTTTTTATCTATGTTGATTACTGTAACCAATGAGCCAAGTTTTTCAATTAACTTATCTCTCATTATTGATCCAGCCTCATCATTATCTGCAACAAGTACAACGCTATTGAAGTACTTTTCTAACAACTTAATCTGTGACGCAGACACGTTAGCCCCCAGTGTTGCAACTGCTGGGAATCCTACTTGGTCTAGTCTGATTGCATCAAAAGATGATTCAACAACATATACTAGACTAGATGTTTTAACTCTATGTAAATTAAATAATATTTTACCTTTTGGAAGTCCTGGAGTATTCTTAAACTCTTTGCCTTCAACTGATCTACCAACAAACCCAAGAGTCATTCCGTCTGGAGAATGAACTGGTATGGTAACCATATCTTGTTTTTCAGAGTATCCTAAAGAAAACTTCTTTACTGAATCTTCTGTTATAAGCCTATTAGAATAATATCTCATTGCCCTTGGAGATTCTAATGCTTGGTTGTTTAATCTTTTAATTAATACTTCATCGTACTGAATAAAGTCTGGTGGGGCATACATAGCCTTGTTTATTACACTCTCAATGTTTGTTTCTGTTTCTTTACTTTTTATATACCGTGCTGCTTCAAAGTATGTTCTACCAGTTATAAACATAACAAATTCTTCAAGATTTTTTGTGGTTTGGCAACCAAAACAAAAGAATAGCCCACTATCTTTTGCAACCTCAGCAGCAGGCGTTCTTGTATTATTGTGATATGGACAATAAATAATAAAGTCATTGCCAAACTCTGCCTCTATATCAACTCCTGCACCATTTAAAACTCTTTGAATTTGTTCTTTACTATAAATGTTACTTGCCATCTTCGTAATCCTTATACCTATAGTAACCTTTATCGAAATCTACTTGTACTAAAAAGTCTCCCATAAAACCATTTCTATTTTTTCTAAATACGCACTCAATAATATCACTATTAGTTGCACGACCTAATGCCATAACCCAGTCAGCATCGTAAGCAATCTGTCTAGACCACGCAGTTTGTCCAAGTGTTGGAGCACTGCTTAAATCTTTTACATCATCAGGAGTAGCAGATGAAATAGCAATGATAGGAACTTCTTCGCCAATAGCCATTAGTTTAAGTTCTCTTGAAAGGTTCTTCATACGTACCGTTTCATTTTCAGACTTTTGATTTGGAGACATAAGTTGTAGATAGTCAACAATAACAAAGTCTGGTTTGTATTGGTCTATCTTTCCACGAACTACGGATGGGTTAACTTCACCACCATTGTCATTTGAAATAATATGAAACTCTGGCTTGCCTGCCACTTTGTTAGCATGCCAACTCTTAAGCATATCAAGTTCTACTTCACCATTGCTTAGTTTGCGATGAGACCAAATGCCCTCACCCATAATTGCAAATACACGATTACGAACTTCAGTCTCAGACATTTCTAAAGATATTACTAATGGAGACTTACCCTGCTTCCATGCTTGAACTGCAAAATAAAGAGCAAGCCAAGACTTTCCAATTCCTGGATATGCAAGAAACACACCAAGTTGTCCTGGCATAATTCCAGAAGGAAGATAATTATCAAATCCTGGTAAACCTGTTTTAATTCCAACCTGACCAGTTAATTTTTGTTCCTGAATCTTTTCAAAATATGCAAGAGCAGAATCAAGATCCGTAGCATCAATATCACGAATAGCAGAAGTATTTTTCTTTAATTCAGAGGTTTTTGTAATAAGTCCATTAAGTGCTTCTGTGCCATTGCCACCTTGCACTTCACCTGCTGCTGTTCTTAAGATGTCTTTTAGACTATCATTTAAATATTCGGTTTGTAATTCTTCAAGGTGATGTTTTGTTGCTCCAACACCTTCTACTGGAACAAAGTCTCTAAATTTTTCTACAACTAAAGATGCTGGTGGAATAGATCCATTATTATCAAAATATAAACGAATAAAGTTCCATACATCGTTATGGGTTCTAAGAAGGTTTTCTACGTTGGCTTGTAATAATACATGCATTTGTTTATCTTGTAATACCGCTGAAATAACTCTTGCTTCTGTATTATTCACTTAACCACCTTCTTGCTAGTGTTCTTCTCTCAGTTCTTTCTTTAATATCTTTTTCTACATCTAGTTTACCATTAAGAATTTTTTCTGCATTATAAGCAAAATAGTTCCAACTAGGTTCTTGTGCAATACTAAAATAATATTCAAGTAAATCATAACAAGCAGAAATACCATACGACTGTATAAGGGAGTCAGCGGACCACTGCTCTACGTTTAAATTTAAAGATGGCTTTTGCTCATACTTTGCGGTATGCAACTTGCTATATCTGCTAAGCAAAGCCATACGGTCTTTGCGTTCAGCCATTACTCTAGTTCAGCAGCCTCTGATTGAGCCTCTTTAATTTTTTCTGTTAGTTTATCTTCAACAAACTTATATACTCTCTCAAAAGCCTGCTCTGTGTTTTCACCTTCACGCTTAGAGTCAACTACGCCAAGATCAAGTCTTAATGACTGGAAATTGCCTAAGTTAAGAGTATAGCCAAGTGTTATTGATACTTTTGTATTTTCGTTTTCCATTACCCCACCTATTCTTGAATTTAAATATTCTCTGACCAAACAGGAATAAATCTTCCATCTTCAGTCTTCGTATATGTAAGTATACCGTCACCCATTCGCCTTGTCAACTCTTGGCTTGTAGGAATACTATTATTTGTTATTAATCCGTCTTTTCTGGGCTGCCCCATATGTCTAGATCCCAGTATAGCACGTATCTCTTTTATGTGCTCTTCTGAGTAATAAGATCTTATTTGCCAACCTCTTTGACCATTTACTCTTGCTCCAATTGGTGGTGGTATAATTCCATTTTTAATTAATTTTGGCATATACTTTCTATGACGATTAACTAATTTAGCAGTCTCTGCAACTGTGTATGCTCTTTGTCTATTTTTTCTAAAGTCTGTACGAAGACAAGTTTCAAGTCTATCTTTAGTAATATTATAAAACGTAACCATTCCAGTAGAACGAGAACTATGATATAAGCGCACCAAATCTCCGTTTAAAAACCAGAGTTTTTTACTACCCTTTATTACAGGGTCGTTATTGTATTGTTGGCTCTGGATTTTTCCCTTTGCAGTATCCATCTACCTTGCCCACTTTCTGATGGAGGATGAAAAAAATTACGTGAACCGCACAACATACAAAATGTTTCTAAATGATCTACACTGCTATATTGTCTGTCAACAAACATGCGACCATTACATTTTTTACAAAAAATCATACCCCATCCTTATTTTTAATTTGGAATGCCAATAATTATTAAATTAACGGCTAAAGATAAGTCACCAGAGGCACCAAATCTAACAACCCCCTCTACCTTTGATGTTGTTACTGTTTTTAAAATAACGCTTACATTTTGTCCAGCAGGAGTATTTCCTATATTTACTGGAGTTGCTGTTGCTATTGGTTGATATTTAAAGTCACTAGGAAAGTCATAGGAAAAAGATTTTTCAGATGCTGCGGTAACAGTAGAGTTGTTTGCTACTTCTACATAGCCACCTATCATACGGACCTCAGATGTCTTTACGCTTTGCTTTCCAGCACTAACTGTATCAACTGTTGTATAGTTATAGGTTGCTGAAGAAACCTCTGTAGATAACTGATTTACTGTATCAACTAACTTATAGATGTATGGAACATCTAAAGGTTGACCACGCTCTGGTAACGGTACTTTTGCCATTTATTCCTCCTATTTAATTATACCAAAGACTCTACGCCAGAGTCGAAGATAACTAACGATTCTTTTACTTCTTTTACTGATGATGCTATTTGTATTTTTACATGAACTGAAGTTGTTCCTGTATTTAAAAATGAATATGTGTGTATTGGGCTTGTTCCATGATAAGCAAAAGATCCAGCATCAAATTTTACAAATATGTCATATGCTGGTCTATTTAGTTCATCATCCCAAACAGCGGTAATAATAGATGATGTTATAGATAAAGCACCACTAACCGTTTCTGTAGGAACTGCATTTGTAACAAATGTTGGAGACCAGTGAGAGGTTCTGTTTTTATCTTCAGAGATAATTCTATATCTTACAACATACCCTGCGGTTTCTGAGTCAACTGGTGGCAAAGATTCTTTTGGAACAATTGCTTTTTTAACAGCCATTAGGTTACACCAATTGAAAATCTAAACTCAACATAGTTGCTAGTATTAGGAGACTTAACAATTGTTTCTGCATTGTCATTTTTAATAATTGAATATCCAGTTAAGCCATAAAGCGGATTAACTGTAGCAATATTTTCTAGTCTCATTGCATCTAAGGCTATGTAGTAATTTTCTGAAGGTACTCCACTATCAATAACACATGCATATATTTTAACTACAGTTACGGCATCCCAAGTAAAATTTGCACTTGTATAAAGTTCTTGTAGTTGCTTTGATATTACAAAATATCTGTTTGTTTCAAAATCTGCAATAGAGTTTTCTAGATTACCAGAACTTCCATGATTAATTTCTGCTTCAAACCTTGCAAACTCTCCAGTAGTAGTATCTGTTGATGCAAAGTCAACTAAAATTCTAATTGTTTCTGGAATTGCACTGGAGTTTCCATTTTTACTTATTAAAGAAAATGCCAACCTAAGTTCATCTATTGGAGAGTTTCTTGTAAAATCAATATTCGCTCCAGTTAAATGAATATGGTTTGATCCTTCTTCAATTACAAAGTGATCAAGAGTCGGACCACTATCTTCGCTTACTGTAAGATCTGAGTCATCTCCTTGAATTAAAATTACGTTATTTAAAAATCTGCATCTTTCATACCTGTTTGCACGAGAAGATTTATAAAAAATTGAGTTATCAGCATTTGTTTGAAAAACAGAATCTGCTACTGCAATCACATTATCATCTTCTGGATCATCTAACGGTGCGGTAACAGTATCAATTGCTGTTGCTGCGGAAGCGGTATGATGTTGCCAGTTTTCTCCAGTAGTAAATGCAAACACTGTTTTGCTGTCATAAGCGCCAGCAGATGGGTTTGAGCCTGCAGAATATAAACCTACTTCAGATATCTCGTATCTTTCTTCTGTTGGTAGTTCTGCTGTTAATACAATTTTATTTATACCACCCTCATTTACAAAACCTCTAGATGAAATTGGAACACGAAACATTTCAAAATCAAGGTTTTCTTTTGTTGCAAAGTTATCCGCTACATCGCCAGTTTCTAGCGGGGTAGGACCACAGCCAACAGCCAAAAATGAAGCATAGGCAGGGGCTTGACCAAGCATATACTTACCAATAATAGTCTTACCAGTGTTAGTTATCAAGAGGTTATTTCTCCAAATTCCGCTTCATATATTGTACCACTTGTGGTTATTTCTACCTCAATTTGTTCATCAACTTCAAGATTGATAGCCTCAATAATCATATTTCCTGTGTTATTATCTAAATAAACATGTGCTCCATTGGGTCCAGTTCCAGGTTGAGGTATTTTGTTTTCAAGTTTAATTGAAAAATTTGCAAAGTATTTATCAGAAGTTGCCTGTAGACTTAGAATGTTGTTTGGATTATATTGTTGTTGTATTGATGATAAGTTTTTTATAGGTTGATAAGAAACCTGTTGCCCATTTACAATATCATTACGAGCAATATTTATTAACTCATGTCCACCAATGTTTTCAAAAATAAGGTCTGTCATTACCTCAATTGACATACCTTCATCATCAAATAAGACAGTATCTATTGGTGCGGTTTTAACTGGTGGTGGGGGTGGCTGTGCTACTACAGGGGCTACCGCTGTTGGAGTTGTTGCTGGAGTCATTGGTTCTGGATCTACAAATGCACCAGTAAGTGGAGGCTCATAACTATCGTTATTTATATTAGTTGTGCTAGCACCTGAACCATCTGCTAATTGTCCTCTTAATTTATTTGCTGCATTAGATGCTTTAAGCCATTCTGTCATTGCTTTATTAAATTGTTTTTTGTTTAAATCTGGATTATCAAGTTTACGTGAAAGTGCTTCTGCACGAGCATCTGCTGCTGCAATAGACTCTCTTATGTTTGGTGCTGGTGCACTAGTTGGAATTCCTGCTGATTCTGCTGCAGATTTTGCTCTAGTAAATCCTCCATCGTCATAAGCACCCATATTACACCTCCGCCAAATATGTTGTCATGCTTGGTCCGTTATTGCTTCTAGAATATTCAATATTATATACTACAAACCTACTTGAGTCTGAGGCAACAAGGTCTAATCCAGAAGAATCTTTATAATTAATTGTAACAATATCTCCTAGTTGCATTGTTGGAATTGAGAATAAATTTACGCCTACAGATTTTTTAGGATGCATAACTTTATTAATAATCCATCCCATGAGTGCTTGAGCGTCATCGTCTGTTTGAATATAGATGCTGTCAATTGAAAACTCATTTTTTCCATATATCATTCTGCTCTGTCTGATTTCATCATATTTTGCTTTTTCTACAAGAGGTGAAAATATTAATGAATTACCTTGAAATTCTGGATCAGACAAATTACCACGTTTTTTAAAATATTCGTCAACAGTTAATTCGTGAGTTGTGTCTTGTGTAAATGTTACACCTTGAATTCTTAAAAAGTTTCCACTAGTTTCATCAAGGCTTAGAGCAGTATCGGTAGCATTAAATATTAAAAACTCTGCACCATATGAGTCTGCTATAAATCCAGATGTTGTGTATCCTTTAATTCGATTAAATGTTGGAGAAAGTTGAGCATAAAGAGCAGGGTATGCACGATCATACTTGACATCAAAGTATGCACATTCACGCATAATAGAGCCAAACTCTTCAAAGTACATATTATATTTTGGAGGCTCTTGTGCACTAATTCCAGATAGGTGTGTTGCTTGGACAACTCCACTCATTGCATATTTTCTAAATGATTCGTTTGCATTAATCTTACCTTCTGATAACGCTGAAGCAAGAGTTTCTCCTACGGTAAACACTGTATTTTGAGAATAGTTTTCAGATAGTGCATATATATTTTCAAACATGCATCTAGATGAGCCACGAGTAAACAAAGCCATATTGTTATAAATTGGAAGTGGATCTGTGTCATCAACAACTTTAACTAATTTATTATTAATGTATAAATAAAATCTTCTTATCTTGCCAATATCTTCATACTCTACTGATAAATCATATACTGTTGGATTTTCTTCCCCTGCCATTCTGTACTGACCAGTAAAGCGACCATCATCAACAAGAATTTTAGAAAGTCCTCCCCAAAGTTTAATTGGGATAGCATTATTGTTTGAAGAATCTTTTTTAATTTTATAAAAAAGTATATTATTAATTGACTTTTCTGCATTGCCCTTTGTATCAAGTTTAAGATAAGACCT